TTGAGCCCATCATACATTTACCTACGATTCTACGTCCTAGTCTTAATGTAGTCTTTGTAACTCTCCAGTTGTTTAATATGTTGTCAGGTCTTTCCCATTTACCACTCTCATCGTGAGCTAGTATTTTTAATTTTTCACCATCATAAGAGTTATCTCCTGTGTTCTTCCAGTCAATAGTTGTATCTAAGCCTTTTAATTCAGCTAGCTTAACATTATCATCTAGTTTACGTCTAGTAAGCTTTGAAGCTGGGACTCTATACGCCAGTTCGGTTTTAGGACGATCCATACCATCCTGGATNGGNTTGAAAAAAAACGGATAGTTAACGGATATTGGTACAACTTTGTCTGTGAACATTTTTTTAGCATCTGCTCCAGATTTTGATAAGATACCGAATCTGGCATCTGAAGATATAGTTGCCTGATTAACAAGCTCTGCTGATGACATAAAGGAGAAACCAGACCGTCTGTTTTTAAGATAACACATTCCATAACATCTGCTGTCGGCCTTACACGCTTCCCAGAATATAAAGAAGAGTCTATTTGCTTCTCTATAATCAGGTGCTCCGATATCGATTTTTGACCACTGCAAATACATGTAATGAGTACCAGTGATGTAAGTAGGCATACCGTTATTATAAAACCAGTAGCCATCTGATCTACGTTGAAATTCTTCATCTATATAATCAAACCATTTTTCTTTAAAATCTGTAGGATATTCATCCCAATCAAATCTACTTTTAATTCTCTTTAATTCTTTTGGGTATTCGTATTGTTCCCAATATTGCTCCTCTTTATTTTCGCTTCGTTTAAAAGGTTTGTCTGCTTTTGGTAAAGCAATACGGAGGTTTTGAATTTCAATGATCTGTCCAATTTGTCCAGTTTTACTAATTACTATAAAATCATAATCTGCATTATAACCATACTCCCATTTTCTATATCTATTATTTTTAGATAATATCTTAGGATTTATATAATCTTTTACTTCGTGCCAAAGTGTTTGATTGTAACTCATTTACTACGCCCTTCTGCAAAACCTCTAAAAGCTCTTTCTTCTTTTTTCTCTTTTGGCTTTTCACTTAACATTTCTTCCTCTTCATTGATTTTTGTTAAAATCTCAAAAGCATCCATTATAGCTAACTTTTTAGTAGCAGCAGCATTTTTAAGTCTATCAGCTGAAACGTCATCATCTGAATCTACTATTTTTTCTTTAGCTACTTTGATTAATTCGTCAATAGCTCTCTGCCCTGCTTCTATAATTTTTTTCTTAGTTTTCTTCGTATCCATGTGTTACGGCTATATCATTAGATTTCATACAATAAAGACGTTCGCCTTCTATAATAAACTCAAACTCTGAGTTGGGAGTAAATATAACTAAAGCTCCAGGCTTTAATCCTACAGCTTCTAATGAGCTATTACTATACTTTAGTATACCAAAGTGTTCTTTCTCATTATTAGTTGTTAGATAAGACTCTCCTTTTACAGGTTTTACAAAGCAATAGTCTAGGTGACAGTTAAGATTGTACATATAAATTTGATCTATATTGCAGAAATATAAATCATCTTTAAAAAAAGTAGAAGAATTTTTTTCTTTTCCTTTCATGTCATAATACCTTCTAAAAATATTATGATGTACATAAACTGTATCACCTACTTTTACGTCAGTATCAAAAGCTGCAGGAGTAGAAACTATTACAGCTTTTTTACTTACAAACTTATGATCTTCTATACTAGTATTAACTATAAGTTCTTTATCTTCGATATTAGTAGTATTGTCGTACCTTTTTCTATAAGGTTTAACAATAAATTGATAAAGACTTTTCATTAATACTTTAAATCAAATTCAACCGCTATAGCCATATTGCTATTAAACCTTTTCCATGGTAACACTTCTTCGTTTTTTTTAATATAAATAGAGTATTCACCGCTAGATTCATTGCTTAATATATTACATATAGTGTGTCCACCATAAACTTCTTGACCAACAGAGTAATGCATAGCATCATTTTTGTAATCAGAACCTATACTAATTTTTCTTATAATATTAGACATTAGCCTCTTCTAATTCTTTTATTTCAGTGTAAGAACCATCTTCAAGATTTATGTTTACTTGTCCATATTCTTTTTCTAAAACTTTTTTAAAGTCTTCAATTTCTTGATTAACTATAGTCATCTCATGTAGCATAGCATGCTTTCTAGCTTCTACTAAACCAATTTCAGTTAAAGCTTTATTTAATCTAGTTTGCTGGTCTACTATAGCATCTAAATGTTCTTTATTTATTTTACTCATTTAATTTAATTTAATTGTTATTCTTGTGTGTATTTATAATATCACTTGTTTTTATATGGTATTCCAATTTTATTTCCTATCATAATATTTTGTTATAAAGTTTCAGCAACTCCTATTAATATTTCTACAAAACCATTTTCAACGCTAACGGTGTTTACTATGTTACCAAAAGTACCACTTGCTCCTGTTCCAGCATCAGCTCCTCTACCTTCTTCAGATGTGTCGCCTTCAACTAGGTTTCTTAAAACAGCTGTACCACCTGGTTCCCAATTAAGAGTAGCTACACCTGTATGTTGTATAGCCCAATAATCACCTGAAGATGGCGAAGTGTTAAAAGATACACCTATGGCGTTTTCCCAATACGTAGAACTAGTAGGTCCTTCAACAACGCCGGTAGCTGTGTTTGATATTGACGGTGCATCAGCTGATATCCATCTTTGGCCAAAATATGTTGTTCCAGAAGAGTCAGGTAGCATTTGCATCATATCACCACTCATAAACACTCCAGTATTAGTAGGGTTATCAGTCCATGACATACCCATTTCATGTGTGGTATTAAATACTCCATCACCATTCCTCATTGTTGACTCTGGTAAGTCATTACCATCTATTAATCTCTGTATATTAGTTCTGTTTCTTTTTCCGAATTTATAAAACCTTTGATACGACATACTATTGTAATTCTACTGTTTGTAATGCGCAGGTATAATTCCTGTATGTATCAGAACCAGTTGACGCGTCAGAATCTACTACACTACCAACGTGATCCGATGAAGCAGATGTTGTAGCTCTAAAATTTCCAGCTGTACTATCTATTACTACAAATTCCCCTTTATTAGCATCGTTCTCCATAAAAAGTGGCCATTTACCACTAAACGCTACCACAATCCTAGATGCAGTTCCTGAAGCTGATGTACCTCTTATTTTACATCCAAGAAAATCATTTTGATCTGCGTTACCTAATTCACAATCTCCTGTTGATGTTTGAGATATATTATAACCTCCATCGTCTGGATAAGCGTTACCTGATCTATCACCTGACGGTATAGTTCCTGATTTAGGTATAACAACGGCTGAAGTAGTTAGATATTCTACAGACTGATTATTAACCCAATTTGTTCCACTATATATTTCTATTATCTGCCATGTAGAATTATACACTGTATCACCTTCTTTCATTCCAGTGAGAGCATTAATTTGACTAAGTGTTTTAACACCGTAAGTGAAAGGTATAGGTTTATAACTCATATTAAAATATTTCTTTTGAAGTTCCCCACATTAATATTATAGCTCCGTTTTCAACATCTCCTCCATCTACTATTATGTCATAGCTTTGCTTAATTAATTTACCCATAGCTCCTTTAGTTCCTGATGAAATATCGTTTACCACACCTGTAGGGCTATTGTCAATTACTATATGCTGTCTAAAAGCAAGTGAATTACTACCTCTTTTCACTGGCCATACACCAGCCATAGCTACAGAACCTACTCCTTGAGCGGCTATTGGCTCTAATACAACTCCAAATGGAAAATCAACGTCAGTAGAGGTTGTACCTATCTTTATAACAGGTCTACTACTTGTAGCTGCGTTAGCTGCTCTAGTGGACATACAAACCGCATCACCCATTGTCATAGCACTCGTAGAAGTGTTAACACACTGATATACACCTGGACCATACCAATGATATTTACCGACAGCATCTTCATATGCTGTTAGCAAATGATAGGCGTTTAAATTATTACTGGCTGAATCAGTGAATGGAATTTTACATATAATAGTATCCATATCTGATAATATATTTTGCCAATCGATTGTAGTATTGGGTGCAAATATATCGTTAAAATCAACTACACCAAAAGTTGTTCCACTTCTTGAAGGATCTATGTAACTCATATTATTTTATCCACCAATTAGAACCATCGCTGATTACTTCGTAGTAAGTGTGAAGAGATGGAAGTTGTA